ATGAGTGAGACGATACCGGAAGACGTGATGAAGGCGGCACGCAAGGCTGCAAATTTCGCGCTTGCTGGCCTACCCCTCGGAGCCAGCGTGGATGCCGCTCGTGAAGTTGTTGAGACGAGTGCGGGCTACATCGCCCGCGCCATTATGGCAGAGAGGGAGAGGTTCACCGATGCCCTGCGCGAGGCAGATAGGCACGCGGTCAAGGTGGAGGGTCTATTGGACGGCCATATCGCGTGGGAAGAGGAGCGGCCCCCGATAGCATGCATCGAGGCGGTCAAGAACTACCTTGACCGGGAGTGGATATCAAAAGGGTGCGAAACGGAGCATGCATTTGGCTGCGCATCGTGCCAAGCTGTCTTTCTCAAGAAGCAACTGGACAGTCTAATAGACCGCTCGGAGGACTAGCCGTGCGCCCCACCGAACGCAACATAGGCTATCTTCTAGCAGCCGCTATTATCCTGGCTGTGGTGATTTGGATGGTGGGGTGAGATGAAGAAAGAACTGCTTACAGAGGACGAACTGAAACAGGCATTGCGCACTGCGGTAGAGGCTGCGGGTGGCGCGAAGAAGTGGCTCCGAGCCAATAAGATCACAGGGAAGGATCATATCCTTCACATGGTATCAGATGGACGAGCGGCCACTTTACCGGACATTTTGAGGGTGTTGGGATACAGGCCCGTCACTCTGTTCGAGTGCGTCCCAGAGAGTGGGAAGTGACGGATTGACTCCCGGAACAGAATAGGAACATATTCCTGCCATGCGCCGCAACAGGAGAGCATGGAATGTCTCTGCGCTTAGTCTGGCGGAGAACATGGGATGATCGGCCTCAGGATTTCATCTGCTTCGCACCGGGCTTGGATGAATCGGTTGGCCGTATCTACAGCACCCTAAAGCCGGGAACGCTCGTCAAGCAGTGGAGATGGGCCGCCAACGGGTACATACCTGACCGGCGCATGTGGTTGAGCCAGGGCGGCTTTGCTGACACAAAGATGGAAGCAGCCAAGGCCGTAGAGGAAGTGTATTTCAGGGTGATGGGGGAGAAATGCGCGTCCCAAGAATAAAGCCGCCGTCTCAGGAGGAGATCGTTCGCAATCTCGTCTGCGAAATTGAATTAGGCGTTCAGTGGGAAGACGCTACCGAAGATGAGCGGGAGTGCGTGCGCTTGAGAATGGAAGAGATAGCCGCATTTCCTGAAATGAATGTGTGGCCTACTCACCTGCCGGGGAAGACGAGGCAGTAACTAATCCAGCTTCCGGGGTATCCAGCGCAGGCTGCTTGTGGCCTGCATGGCAAGCTCCAGCACTTCAATGAATGACAGTTCGGTGATCTTCAGGCCGTCATGCATCAGTTCCCATTTGGGCTGATTGCCTTCCATCGATACGCGGATATGGACGCGGTTAGTCATTAGGAAAATCGCTCCTGCAAGTCGAGCATTGAGATAAAGCTGGCGCTTTCGACGCGGCCTCCCCGCAACCGCAAATCTGCGATGCCGTAGGAGTAACCCGTTGTGCAGCCATCGGCGTAGTTGGGGATGTAGCCGTAGGGCATTGCACAACCCACGTTCGTCACGGTGATCGAATTGTTGATCCCGATCTTCGGCACGGTGACGTGGTTGTACCGGTGGGTATGGCCGAAGACGACAGAATGCGTGGATTGGTTGCCGATGGTGTTTTCCGGGTATCTGCCGCCCACCGGCTTTCCCATGATGCTCAGGGGAACGTGGGTGAAGCCGACGCCTTCAAGGAACATCCAGTGCTTGTAGGGGGTAATGGCCCACCTGTAGCGGGAGAAAAGCTGATCGATCTGGATAGTGACTGTGCCGGTCAGATTGGGGGCAAGCTCCTCAAGGCGATTGGCGCGAAACTCATGGTTCCCCAGCGTTACGTGGTGCGGAATTTCCCCTACCCCGACTTCCTTATGGTACTCGCTCAGGGATTCATCGCCGTGGTCGATCTCATCCAGAACGCAGGGCCGCTGCATTTGCGCAGCAGAGCCGGGAGCGCTGTGAAATTCGCAGCTCTCCATGTCTAAAAAGTCGCCAATCTGAATGACATTATCGGGGCGCGTCTCAGCCACATACCGGCCAATGAAGCGCATGATTTCTATCGGTTGTCCCGGCTTGCGGTGCATGTCACCGATGCAGATCACACGCCGCGCCTGCAGTTCCCGCGTCATATTGGGGTTGTAGGCCCTGACGCGAATGCGCGGCTTACCGGTGCCAAGGTCGCCCAGGTCCGGAGTGTATTGGACTTCCTCACGCGCCTTCTTCACATACTTACGTACGCTGCTTTCCGCTACGCCGTGAATCCTGCCTGTCTCTCTGAAATTTCCTGTCTCCCTATAGGTCTGGATGATCTTCTGGATCGTCTCATCATCGAGAGAGGGGATTTTCATCAGGCACCCCGCGCAAGGAGGTCACAAACAACGCGGCCTGGTACAACGTAGCCCACACCCACCAGCGAGGCCGAGAAACCAACCGGCGCGACCATGACGCCAACGGTGATTCCGATTAGACGCCCTTGGGTGTCGAAAACACCGCCGCCGCTCTGACCCGGCACTGTTGCAATGTCCGTTATAACCACGGACTTCCACGGCCCAGCCTCACGGACGGAATCGGCTATGCGGCCCCACACAGTGATGAACTCGGCATTGATGGGGTTGCCCTTGGCAATCACCTCATCGCCCACGGAAGGGACGGTGCAGGCGAGCCGGGACATTCCTAACCCAGACCGATCCGAGACACGCAAGAGCGCGATGTCGTAAGCCTTGTTGGCCCACAGCACGACTGCTTCGGCCTCGCCCCCGGATGATGTCTTTAGCTCAACCTTCTCGGCAGTACCCACCACATGGGATGCGCTGATGATATAGCCGTCCCCGATGTGAACGCCTGAGCCGTGGCCTGCGCCAACGATGATCTTCACCACGGAATCAGCCATGGCGGGTTGTCTGGAGAATGAGCACGCGGTGAGAAGCGCGGCAGCGAAGGCCACCACGACAAACAGAGTCCTCATGCGGGCCTCCTATGATGTTGAACGGGTACGCTTGGGAGGATTTTCAAAGAGCCGGTCTATGCGGTCGTTCAGGCTCTTGATGTCAGTGCGGACAGAATGGATTGCTTCAAGCATCGCTTGCGTCTGCTCGCGCTGTCCCTGCTTGGTGACGTAGGTTTCCGCCACGTGGAGCTTGTATTGAGACAGGTCTGTTTCAATCGAGCGGATAACGGCCTGCCATCGCCACCAGATGCCGCCAAGGGCGACAAGGAAGCTGAACAGACCGGCGAGCGCTTCCCAGCTGACCGCGCCCGTCATTTGCCGCCTCCCTTCTTGAGAGCATCAATCTCTATTTGGATCTGGCAATATCGCTGAAAGTCTGCCATCGCATCGTCATCCACCGCGCACCAGCCGCCAGCATCCATTGCCGCCTTCTTGGCCTTGGCGTTTAGCGAGCGTGCCTCACGGCGCAATTCCTTGATACGCTCGCTGCTCATTTGCGCCTCACCACACGCTCAAAGGCGGCAATCCCGAAGATGCTCGCCAGGATCATGTCAAACCTGCTCATGAACCATGCCGGGAGCTGGAGCGGCGTTAGCCAGCCCATGGGATAGGTGCTGTCGATGAGGATGGCAGCGATGTAGGCGGCACACGACATCTCAGCGACGAATAGCGGCAGGCGTCCGAGGACATAGGACAGCTTTATACGCCGAACCGCTTCATCTGCCCTGTAGGCCGCTTCTGTCACGCCTGCTTCAAGGCGGGCCTTATCGCGCTGGTTGTCGAGATACTTTTCGCCAAGCGCCGTGAGGGGGCGCAAGAGCGCCGATACGAGCCACCCCAGCACTAGAGTTCCCACCCCATCTTGCGGGCGAGGCGATAGAAAAATTCCGTGCCAATGCCCATCAGGACGCCGACCGCGGCGGTGGCAAGCTCGATAAGGTCAGGGTCGGTGTTGATTAGTGAGGCGCTGTCAGGGTCAAGAATGCCCTTCGCTACAAGCATGCCTGCGACGTATCGCAGGATGATACGTGCGATTGGTCCGCTCATGGGTGCCTCCTGAAGATGCGTGAGAGGAAGGAGATGAGAAGGGAAAGGAAGGTGGCCGGTCTTTGTGCCGAATCTGCACCTATATCATTGTTTTCATTGGAATTTGGGGTGGCCGTCCCGCCGTACCCCTCTGCCTTCAGTAGCGCGTCGTACTGCTTCGCTAGGTCTGCGATCTGTGCGGCCTTGTCGGTGCCGTTCACGATCCGGCGCGCGCTGACGAAGTTTGAGGACTTCAGGGTGATGTAGTCGGAGAGCTTCTTGCCGGTGAACCAGCCTTCGGCCATGCCGATGACCAGCACGTCAGCAGCGGTGTGGGGGTCAAGCGCAAGATCAGGGTCCTTGTCGAGCGCTACGCCGGTCTTCTTCGCGGCTTTCTGGTAGTTGGCTTCCCACGTTAATTGAACAAAGCCCCTGCCGTACCAGGGGTAATAGCGAAGGTTGTTCCTACGCCACGTCTCAGAGAGCCAATAGGCCTCCTTGACGGGCTTCATGGTGTGGGCTGTTTCCCACCGCGCCGTGGCAAGCACATAGGCCGTTTGATTGCGGAGAAGCCCATGTTTTAGGCATGTGTCTATGATCAGGCGCGTGTGGCCTGTTACAAGGTCAACCATTGATTGACGCCCTCAAGTTGCTTTATTTGGATCTGAGACTTCGAATGGTGGGGTGAGCCGTGGGGATCACGTTTGCGCCAAAGCGTGGCGCTATTCTTATGTGCGACTTCGACAGAGCCTGCGTGCCGCCCGAGATGGACAAATTTCGGCAAGTGCTAGTCGTCTCGAAGAACGAATTTAATTATCGGCATGCGAGGTTAGCCGGAACGTGTGTTGTTGTACCGTTCACCACAAAAGCGCCCCGCACAGCCGGTCCCGAAGATATTTTCTTCCCGGTAGGTTCATACTGGAGCCTAACGGAGAACTCCTGGTTGCGTGGTAAGCTGATCTGCACAGTGTCTCATGACCGATTGGACCTCGTGTTGAGGAACGGTCGCCGTCACCCAAGCGAGTTCATGAAATCAGCAGATTTGGAGAGAGTCGAAGTTGCTCTCCGCGACTGCCTGGGACTGGGTTGAAACCAACGGCATTCTGCGCCATATTGAAAGTGTCCCCGAAAGGGGTTTTGGGAGTAGGCACCATTGCTCCGCCGCCAAATCGGAAGCATTTCGCCCTACTCCCCCATGCTACAGGCCCAGGGGAAACCTTAGGGCCTGTTTGCATTCTGCACCACCTCACTTCTTCCTAAGCTGCTTCAGGTGCGCAATGCGCTCATCCAAACAGTGATGGTCGCCAAGCCACCAATCAATAAAGCGGCATATCAGAGCGTCTGAGCCATGAACGCGGCACCATCTGCCGCAAAGGCTTTCGTTCCTATCCCCGCCCGTCCAGTAGTTGATAAGGCGCGACAAAGAGCCAAGGAGAGGCATGGGCGCTCCTAAGTGTTGCAACCGTACGGTTTTCACTAGAGTTTGTCGCTAAAGCGCGATACTAGATCAAAGAAGTATTCAATAAGATTGCAGATGGCATGCGGGAGGCGCTTGCTGTCGCTCGTGGCGAAGGAGAACCTTACCGCGTCCACCGTTGGGGCGTCCCTTGCGAGGGGGGACGCTCCGAGGCCGGTGGGTTATCCATTGCTTTCCGTGCTCGCTTTCTCCATAAGGCGGCGCTTTGCGAAAGTGGGTGCGAAGTGAAAGTCTTCGGTATTTTAGGAAAGTCTTACAGCGGTTCCACGGTCCTCAACCACGTTCTTAATTCCGCCCCCGGGGTCGTCGGGGCCAGCGAGCTATGGCGTTTGCGGAAATCCGCCAAGTACGGATGCGCTATTTGCGGCGGGCAGTGCAGAGTTTGGACGAAACCCGCACGGGAGGCCATCTCTGCAGCCTCTGACGGAGAGTTCTATTGGCGGGTCGGTGATGCGGCGGGGACGCCGCTCCTCGTAGATGCCAGCAAGTCGATCATGCATTTTTCAAGGGATGTGGTTTCCGCCGCGCGTCTGGCAGGCGTAGACTTTCAGTTCGTTCTCGTTGCCAAAAACCCCTTGGCTCACGTCGCTTCGCATCTCTACAACAAGAGCGCCGTGGTAGATCGAAGGCTTGGCACTTATGCGGACGTTCGTGCTTTTTTGGATACTCAAGAGGGCTCGATTCTCGCAAAGGCCTTCCTGGCGCAGTTGCGCTCTTACTACCGCGATGCCCTCGAACGTCCGAGGCCATGGCTCCGTGATGTGCCGCTTATCCGCATAGAAGACGTGGTGACAAACCCCGTGACGATCACAGAGCCTGCATCGCTCTTTTTCGGGATACCTCGGAACAACTTCGCCGTGGACGCTTGGGGCGACGCGGAGATTCACCCCATAGGAGGCAACAGCGGCCCTCTCGTCCAGACAAAGGCAGGCGGCGCATTCAAGTCAGCTACCGACGCCGACCGGCTGGATGCTTATCGCGCCCACAGCGGCCTCTTTATCGATGAGAAATGGAGACAGTTTATGCCCGAACGGCTCGTCAGGGATATAATCGATGACCCCCTGTATGACGAGCTGGTCGCCCTCCTCGGATACAGGCGGGACTATCCGTTAAGTTCACCGAGCCCTGTTTAATAGCCCGTTACGAGACAGACAAATCCTATGTCCTGGTTGGCCCCCGCGTTGTCTTTAACATAGATGTCGAAGGTAGAACTGTCGATTGCGTTGAAAGTGGCTTGGTAGGGGCCGCTCCCTTTCGGGACAGCGACCACAACATAAGTGTTAACCACACTCATGGCGCGCTCTAAAACAACACGGACAACGCCTTGCGCCTGGCGCGCAACAGAGGCCACGCCTTTGAAGGAGCTCAACGAGGCAACTCCTCCGCTAACATTGACGTTCGCCCACGCACGCGGCGCCAGGACATAAGTCCCACCATCCAGCGCTCCGGCGTTAGAAGGCAAGCCGACATTCCCGTCGAATATGGTTCCTGTTTCGAGATGGCAGCCGTAACCGGACGCTGCATTGGCGAAGTTGTAAGGTGTTAGCACCGCAGCCAATGATTGCGTTATTGTACCCGTGCCGATGTTAGCCCGAACGGTACTGGACTCAACGCTGATGGCGACACACATCCCCAAGGTGCTCTGGCGCACATCTTCAATCGTATAGTTGTCTACGGTGAAATCATCCACGGTTTCACGCAGGACGATTGCGGCTCGCAGGCTGTTTCGCAGCGTCGGCCCGATACACTTCCCGTCACGCTGATTGCCGATATAGATTGCTCCTTCTGCGCCATCGCGCCCGTAGCCGATAGTAGTGCTGCTGCCCAGGCAGTTTCCACGCCCGATATTGTTCGCGGTCCCGTCGTGCGCCGTCAGGAAGATGCCGGTGCGAGGGGTTAGCGGGAAGGCGGATGTTATCTCAAACGTGTTCCCGTCTTCCTTGATATCGACAGGCGGCGCATATCCGTCGGCGAGGTCGAATCCACCTTTGTCGATGCCCAAGCCAATGTAGCTATCGCGGCAACGGTTTTGGTAGAAACCGATGTTCACCGAACCATGGACCCCTATCGATTTCCACGACCAGCAGTTCTTGATCGTGTTGCCGATGACGATACCGTCGCGCGAGGGCGGGTAATCGGTGAGCGTTCCATCGCCTGCCGTTGAATGATAGATCCGCGTCAGTTCGATACCGTAGACGTTGTTGTTCGGGTAGGTTCCTTCGCCCAGGAAGCCAGGTGCTATCTCGTCTATGTCGTTGCCAAAGATGCGCGGATTGACGACGCCATAAGTTCGAATGCCGTCGCGACCGCAGCGGCGAATATGATTGTTGATCGCCTCGAAGTTGACGATGTGATCAGCCAAAATGCCCGATTGGCCGAAGCCCTCGATATCGCAATTGCGAATGAAGATGTTGCGGCAGGGGGCGGCAAGCGGAGCATTCGGGTTGCCGGGATAGTTCGGGTTTTCGTAGAAATACTGGTCATAGCGCCCCGAAATGGCGATACCGATGGAGCGATAGCGCGTCTCGATTGTCGTCGCATAGGCCGTTGCGCCAGTTCCGCCGCCTCCGGTCAGAACGATTGTCGATCGGCTCGTGTAGCCGGAACCTGGGTTCGTTACGGTAATGGACGTGACAGCATTCCCGGTGAGGTTCGCCGTCGCCGTTGCCCCGACACCTCCTCCTCCAGTGATGACCACCGTTGGCGCAGAAGTGTATCCCGAGCCACCATTGCTGACGACAATGCGCCCGAGCCCTACGCCTTCAGTGATATCGCCGTAGGGACCGCGAAGCCTAACCCCATCGATCGTTACATCATGACTTTCACGATTGATGTGCAACCCGGAGAACTCGCCGTTGCCAGGATCGGAGTTGGACAGAGGATTGGTGTTCGGCAACGTCTTCTGGACAATGGTCCCGCCAGCAATCCCGTAGACGGTGACGTTGGAGGGAACAACCGGAGACCCGGCTATGCACGCAAAGGTGCCCGCCGTGATCCAAGCCGGTACACCGCTGGCCGCTGCATACGCGAACATGTCATTGAGTGGGACAAGATCGTCCGCCACCCCATCGCCAATCGCGCCGAACATATAGGGGTCAACACCGATGTTGCTGATGCCAGAACCCGCCGTGACCCAATTGACATCGTTGTTAGCATTGCTGGCTTTGGCGAGAACTTGGCCTGTAGCACCCCCATCGGGGATGCCTTTTGTAGCCGGAGCAAATGCGCTTACGTCCTCTGCTGCGGCTGTACCAAGCGTGGGAAGGTTGCTCAGGTCATTATAATTGCCTGAGGTCGCGACAGCAGCCAAATCCCCCAGCTGAACGGCAGTATCGGCTAGAGCGCCCTGTGCAGCGGTAGCAAAATCAGAGGTATCAGCCTGAGCTGCCGTGCCGAGATTTAGTGCGGCAATCTTCGCGTCCGCAATTTCGGTTGCCTTCGGCGTCACCGCATCGTTGATCGTGGCCTTTTGCATTGCAATGCCATTGTCGATCAGGATGAGTTCGCTACCCGAGGGCTGTACGGGACTGCCGGGGACGTCTCTGATTGGGATGGTTGCCAAGATGAAATCTCCAAACGAAAAAACCGCCTCAGAAGGCGGTTTGTGTGCACGTGGCGGAGGGGTCTGCTTAATAGGCGGCTTTGATAATCTTGTTCACGATGATCGTGGGCTGCACGTTATTGTGCGGGTCATTGCCGCCCTGGGAAGGGATGGAATGACTGTGACTTCCAGACGGGTCCGACTGATACGTGCTGTCGATTGTGCCTGAGGGGGTGCCTGTGACAGGATTGCCGCCCGAGCCTGCGGATAGGTTTTTCACATACATTGTATGGGTGTGGTTGCCGCCGCTTCCCGTTGAACCGCTGTGGTTATGGCTAGGCATCTGACCAACTGAGAGGGTGTGGGTTTCCGCGCCCCCGGTGTCGCCCAGAACATCACCATTCACGCCGCCGCTCTGATTGGTAAGGCGGTTTGCTGATGTCCCACCCATATTGTCCTTACCGGCACCAACACGCCCCCGGTAATCTGGGACGCGTGGGTCGCTGCCACTCGTCCCAAAAGGAGATCCAGCGGCCAAGAGGGCTGCCCTCAGGAGCGGGTACGGTGTGCTGCTTGTGAGCGCCTGACCATAGCAGAAGGTCCACCCTTCCGGCGCGGTCGAAAGCGCATAGTCAACTATCGTCCCTATGGGTACAAGCTGACCAACAGTTGCCGCGTCCGTCACATTTGTTCCTGCCGCCATGTTGACGGCCCGATAACCGCCCATGGGCAGATTACCAACCATCCCCGCACGTCCGTCTCTCACCAACACGAACGAGAGTGCTTGCGCGATGTCCTCAAGCGGCGAATTGTGCTGCTCGGAGCGGATCGTCGTCCCTGGCTCAGCCTTGTAGACTGGCGGGAGGTTATAGATTCCCGATGGATCGTAGCTCATCGCTTACGTCTCCTGCTTGTGTTTCTGGGATTGTTGTGGGATTCTGGCGGTGCGAGGTCCACCAGAGACATGCGATTTGAACATCAAGAGTGAAGCCGCGATCTTCGGAACAGTGATCGCGATTATCGGAACCGCCGCTATCGTCTGGGTCCTCGGCAGCCTCTCTGAAAAGATGCCGCTCTATGCCTTCCTGGGCCTCTGCGTCAGCGGAATGGTCGGTTGTCTATTGCTAGCGATGTGGATGGATAGAAAGCCCCGGGGCCGGAAAGCCCACGGGCGATTCGATCAGCGATAAGTTGCGTGGCGATATCAGTCCGACCTATCCGGTTCGTGGCGTCGTATATGCTCTGACCCGCACCGCCCTGCCTCGTGAGGAGGTCGGCAATCTCCGCATAGATGGCATCCTGACGAGAGCGCATGGCTTCATCGGTTTGCCCCGTGAGCGCCTGAATGACGCGCTGCGTGGCATTGATCGGTTCACCGCGCGCCGCTGTCCTTACAACGCCAGGAGCGGTCAGATCGCGCACACGCTCATCCATGGCCTGTCGGGCATAGGTGCGGCTGTTGTCCGCCACAGAGGCGCGGAGTTCAAACGAGCGCGTGATGCGGTCGATCTCATTGAACAGCGCTTCGGCTTCGTTCTCCGGCAGGATTGCCGAGATATTCTCGCGAGTGCGCCGGCTGGACAGTTCACGAAGCCCCTTGATGGCCTCCCGTGCATCCATCTCGCCGTCAGACATGGCACGTGTGACCGCCGCCATCTGATCATCGATCTTGGACCGAAAGCCCTGCAAGACCGCCTGCTTCTCCGGCTGCGTCATGCCCTCAACGGCCATTCGGAACTCATCGCGCGTCATGCTGTTGAGGCGAGCGCCGATGCGCACCGCGTTTTGCCTGCTTAGGGGGTCAGCCGCTGTCTCAAGGGCTTGACGATAGGCCGGGACAGCATCCCCCACCGCATTGCGAAGGTCGCGCGCGATACGCGAGGCAAAGGCTGCATTGCTGTCCATGCGCCCTGTGATCGGATCCACGCCATCTTGGGCAATCTGGTCGAGCGCCTTTTTGATGTAGTCAGCCTGCACCACACTCGGCATTTCGCGGAACGAGATCGAACCATCATCCGCAATATCTGCCATGATCTGACGCGGCATCCGATCATAGCGCATTATCTCGTTCGCGCGCTCAATCGCAGTGCGGGCAATCCGAGGCGGAATGCGGCTAATCACGTCTTCTACTGCTTGCCCAGCCGGTGACGCATAATCAATGGGCGTGGCGTAGGCGCGCTGGTATGCCTGGCTGACCTGAGGCTGGGCAGCATCACGGATAGCGTTCTGCGCCGAACCTACCCCTTGCGGTGCTCCCAAGGTGTTATCCAGGGTTCCGGTAAGCGCCTGAGCATCCCGCGCCACGCGAGCGGAAACGCGGTCTGTTGCGACAATGGACCCTGGACCGCTGCGCTGGATGGCCGTGTCAAGCATCCCTCGCGCCGTAGGGCCGGCATCCACCAACATCGCCTCACGGCCAGCAGCTCGCATATTCGCCTGCCCTCGCGGGCCAAGGGAACCATCCGCGTCGATGACGCCGCCGAGGAGGCGTAGTGCTTCCGGGGAGGCCCCAGCACCTTCAGCGATGGGTCTTGCGGCAAGGTAATTGCGGCCCGCTTCATAAGCGCGAGAAGCCCCCGTGCCCAACAGCGGGAACGCTGCACCGGCTACGACGCCAATACCCGCGCCAATTGCGCCTTCCGTAAGTCGCCCCTGTGTCCCTTCCCCGGAACCGAGTCCGTAAAGGCCGCCGAAGACAGAGCCATCGGCCATACCGGCTGCAACACGCCCGAGAAGCGGAGCCCCTGCCCTTGTGGCATTTACCGTCAGGCTCGCGGGAGCAGTTGCAACGCCCTGCGCCACACCGCCAACCACCTGCCCGGTCAGGTATGACTTGGGGTTCTGTGCCTGTGCATCGGTCTGCATCTGGCGAACGTCCTGAAGTATCTCGGAATACTCAGGATCATTGCCCCGCAGCTTCTCGATTCCCCAGACGAGACCCGCACCGCCTTCGTCCCCGAAACCAATGGTCGCTGTATCAGCAGCACCAAGGAGGGCGGAATCGCCCATTCCATATTGGCGCTCGACCAGACCAGTTTCAGGGTTGTAGCCTGGGATGTCCGAACCATCGAACTCGGGATGACGCACGGACTGTTCTGCGGCTCGACGCCTGCGTGCTCGCGCTATCGCAATCGCTCTCTGCTGCTCTGGCGTCATTGGAACAGCGCCCTTTCTTCCGGCGTCATGTATTGCCAATCGGCAGGATCAACCCCGGCAGGAACTCCCGTTGCGCCTGAACCTGGCGCGGGTTGCACAGACGATTGCTCCAGTGCCTTTTCCTGGTTGAGAATAGCCTGCGGAGCCATGCCAGCCTTAAGTGCTTCCAGAGCGCGCCTGCGCGCCATGCGTTTTTGCTCTAGAACAGCAGGGCCGTCCCCCGGCTGCGGAAGATATGTACGCCCGTACTGATCCAGTTCTTCCTTTGCTATTGCCGCGCCAGTATCCTTGCGCAAAATGGCCTGCAAGAACTCAAGTCCGGCCTGTTGAGCTTTTTGGAACTCCTCGGATTGCATGCCGCGAACGACGCCAGTCGGGTCATACTCCGCTACACGCTCGGACGCGCTTGTCAGTGCTGTATCAAACTGGTCCAGCGTCCCAAGCGCGCCCTCTGCCCTTGTGGCATAGACCGCATCCTTCGACTGAGCTTCAGTTAACGGTCGCGCTGCATTTCCCTGAGAGAACTGAACCGTGCCGTCAGGGCCAATGCTTAGCGAAGTACCGCCGCGACCACCCGAAATCATGAACTCATTATACTCAGGCGTACCCGGCACGAGACCGGCCTGCTGAGCGCGCCACTGGAGGGTCTGTGCAGATTCCGGCAGTTGCGGCTCACCTTGCGGAGCTATCACCCATTGCCCGGTATTCGGGTCATAAAGCCTGCCGTCACCCGCGTTGATGAGCGGTTGTGCCTCGCGTGGCTGCATCTGCTGCTCGAGCAACAACGCCGCAATTCGGCGCGTGCCCTCGTTGGCGTATGGGCTGGAAAGGGCCTCGATAATGGCAGGATTGATACCACCGGCCTGCGCAGTCTGTGCACTACCGGTGTTGACAGGTTTCCACCCATAATCACCCTGCGCCCCGGCCATTCCTCTTGTTTCCACGTACTGATACGTTTGCCCATCAGGACCGCGCGTAATAGAACCTGGGGTCGCAGTTCTCGGGAGAGACGCGCCAGGTTGCATCGCAAGCGCTGCCGCCACAGGGCTTGTGGAGCCACGCGGCATCGTCATGGAGCCGCCAACAGGCAGGCTCTCAAGCTGTGCTTGAATACCACCCTGCGCTGGTGTTCTTCCAAGGGCGGTCGTGAACTTCTGCGCGTATTCGGGGACGCTCGTCCCAAGGGAGTCCTGCCGCTCTGTGCCAACCCCACCGGGACCAGCGAACCATGCCTGGGCGGCAATGGCTGGATCTCCGAAACGCTGAACATAGCTACCGAACTCACCGTCGAAGACGGCATCCTGCGCCTCTGGACTGGCAAGGAATTCCTCAGGCGTGAGCCTGCGGCCAAGGTGCTTTTCCGTCCAGGGTCCGACATTCGCCTCCATGACCTGATAGCGGCCCAAGGCGCGGCCAAGCGTCGGGTGAGCGGGGCCTACAGCCTGATAATCGCCGCTTCCAGCGCTCTCAATAGAGGCAATGGCGTTCCGGTAGGCTCCCATGTCGCCATGGGCTTGTGAGACACGCTGAGAGGCATAGTCCAACGGCTGTGCGGCGGGGCTTGTAGGCGCGGGCGTGGTGGTTCCACCAACGCTACCCAACAGGCTGCTTACGATGTCCTCATTGAATGCCTGGTTTTCCCGCTCGGCTCTGTCTGCCCTACCCTCACGGATGCGACCGGTGAGCGTGTTCGCCATACGCGCCGCGCCCTGAAGCCAGTGATCCACTGGAGAGGTATCGACCACGCCCAGAGCTTCGGCAATCTCGCGCTCGCGGGCAATCTGTTCCGGGGTGAGCTTTGCCCCTCCCCGCCCCCAGATGAAAGGCTGTAGAGGCTGGAGGGCCTGAGCGATCGGGTTCACCATTAGTGGACCCTCCCGTAATCAACGCGGAAGAACCCACTCTCGTCCGACACACGAGCCTCGGGCACTTCCTGCGCCATGACGCCGATATGCCAGACCTTGAACGGATCATCACGATAGCGGAAGATATAGATTGGTACGCCACCATCAGTCGTTCCCACGCGCCGGATATCGGACTTCAGTCGCTCGTCAGACGAGGGCAGGAGCCCGATCAGCGCGGAACCCAGGCCGAACAGTCCGCCCATGCCTGCCCGATAATTGGCCACGTCAGCCTGATACTTCTGATTGACCAAACCTGTGTAATCCACACCGGCAACACCAGACTGCGGAGTCTGGGCGAAGGTCGCATTCGGGTTCTGCACCTGCGTTCCACTCATGAGGCCGATGATCTCATTGAGCGGCTGGTTGCGCTGAGCCAGCGCCTCATTGAACGCCATCTGCCGCCCGGTAAGCGCGAGCTGGTTCATCTGGTCCGTGTTGGCGTTGGTCAGCCGCGTCATCTCGGCATCCCAAGCGGTCGTGCCTGGGCGAAGGCCGGAGTTGATTAGCTGCGTGCGAAGGGCCTGCTGATTTTGCTCCTGCTGCTGAAGGATACGCGGAGATGCTAGATCCCACACCCATTCCTCCGCATCACGGTTGTTGAACTCGAACGGCTCCTGAAGATACTCGCCAAGCCATTCCGACTGATCCTGAGCGATTTGGGCGAGGTTCCCTTCCGCAGCCTGTGTGCGCTCAAAGATCGCCTGCTGCTCAGGAGACAGATTGACGTTCGCCGTATAGGTCGGCATCTCAATGCGCTTGCCGGTCGGATCGGTGATCCACGTCGAGCCAGTCTGTTGGTAGTCGAGCGAACCCCATGGGGTGTTTTGCCCGATCATGTTCATGGACTGCTGCTGCTGGGCCGTGAAGCTGTTCCACGCGCCTTGCGCTGCCGCTGTCTGCCACGGATCTGGTGCTTTGGGAGCCTTCATGACAGGAACCTGTATTCGTTGCGAAGAATGCCGATGATCGTCCCGTCACGTCCGGGCCCGTAAAAATCACGCATCACACCCTCCACCGTTCCGCCGAGGCGTGTCGCGATCGCGATCACCTCGGATTTTTCTGTCGTGGCTGTCATGCGAATACAGCCGAGATGGTCGAACACGTACTTTCCGACCTCGCGAAGAAAGCCGCGCGTCCATCCATGACCGGCAATCGTCACCTCGACGTTTGGCCCAGTGAAGCAATTGAAAATCACGCCCGCGATGACTTCGCCGCCACGCTCGATGCCCATCGCGGTCCACGGTGGACAAATGAAAACCCCGCACCGATCTCCGACGAAGCGTGCGACCCTTTCGTCCGTGACGATCACTTAAGCCACGCCCACAGCTTACGGTTCTGAATTTCGCAGACGGTTGTTTCGGCTATGCCGTATTCGTGGGCGATGTCGATTTGCCGCTTTACACCCCGCAGGGCACGTATCGTTTGAACCTGCTGCTCAGTTAGCTTTGCATTGCCGCAATTTTCACCGCGAGGAGACGTGCCGTGAATTAGGCGATCCCCTTGATTTTCTTTGCGCGTTGCCCATCGGAGGTGGCTTTTTGTGCAGCAGCCTAAATGGCCGTTGCCGCAGGAATGAGCGGCTTCATGCTTCGGTGTTGGTGGAGCGCCGTGCTCGTGCTCACATACGAGGCGTGACACCAAGCGGGTGGCGTCTCCCTCACCGACGACCCCGTAGCCGCCTTCGTTTCGATAATATGGCCATATCAGGCACTCGTCGCCATCATAGTTCAAGACTACCCCAACTAGATACGCCTGAGCTTCCCCTGGGGCTGTGCCATCAACGGCGCCTGCATCGCCATATTTCATGAGCCGCAGATAATGCTTGTTGCAATAGCCGCGCCCCACTGCTGGGCGTCCACATTCATCTACGGAGCAACGCCGCCGCTCACGTGTCTTCACAATATCCGGGCTGCCGTTGAGGCGCCAACGGCGGTAGTGCATAGAGCAGTACCCGCGCGCCTGCTGGGGCTTGTTGCAATCAGGGATCACACATATACGATTGGTCTTAGCCACTCGAACCTCCTACGTTCGGGCTTGGTCAGGGCTGGTTGGTGCGGGAACACCACCAGCCCATTTTTGTATTAGATTCAATGCCCTAGGTAAATACATCACCTGTCTCGTATAGCAAATCGAGCGAGACGATCTGCGCATCCAATGGCACCGCAGCGCCTGAGGAAATCTGCAAGACTGGCGAAATCCTATACCCATCGCCGGATACCGAATGACGCCGCTTGCTGACGATCTGGTCTCGGGGAGAGCTCCACAAGCTCTCGTCCCAAATGGCATTGTCCCATTCGTTCCCGACCGGGACAGGCGCGACATTCGGCGCTGGCGGCAGATTCGTATCAAAATCGAAACGACACGAAAGCTTTTCCTCCAGCACCGTTGCCGAGATGATTTCAGCCCTCGCCATCTTCGCGTATTTGTGCGCAGAAGGCTTACCGTTGTCCGAGAACAAGGGCATGTAGGTTCCGGCAAAGGGTTCGCTTGCGTCGGTGCCCCCCACCATCGCTTGCATGACAAATTCGCCCATGCCGAAGTACAGCCGACCCTCGAATACCTCCATGCAGCTCGCCGCCCAATTCGTGAACGGTGCCCAAGCACCTGTACGGGCATTCGAGACCCAGAACAGCATGTCATCGTCGCCAACCGGAGGAGCGATTGCCACCATTTGACCAGCGGGCCAAAGGCAGCACACCCAATCGCCGCTACGGGTGTTGACGGTCTCGTTCCAGACGTCTTCGATTGCGAAAGATACGGCCTTTGGCGAAAGCGCTGCCACATCGACCTGAATGGCCGTAGAAAGGGCCACGAACCCGATTGTCGTGGCAAATACCAGATCGCCCCCCGCACGGATGAAGGCCCGACGGCCTAGAGGCTTGCCGATCCGATAAATGCCAACCTTGCTCCAGTCCCCCGACACGTCAGGGTGTGAACCCTGGTAGACAACAACTTCGCCTTCAGTCGAAACGAATGTGCATTGATCCGATAAGCCGCCCTGCCCGGAACTCGACATGGACCATGATTGCCCGACCAACAGAGCACCGCCTTGACCGAACTCAGCGCCCAGATCGAAGCGCTTTGCCAAACCGCCGATCTGGTCGACCGGCAAATACCATGCCGTAAGGCTCTCTTTCTGCACGAACCACAACGTATTCTTGTAGACCCAGACAAAGGCCATATCGGCGGAAGTGAGACCGTCTGGGAATTCCACGCCGGGGACAAGGTTCTGCGCATCGCTCGATGCTGTTGCCCCACCGCCAAGGCTACCAGTGAGGGATTCGTCGTTCTGAAAGCCTTCAGCGTCACCGCTAAGGATCAGACCGCCCTCACCCGGATTTGCGCCGTCGATAACCTCAATCACCGTGCCGGTCGCCCCAGACGTACCCCCGGTAACAACCTCACCCACCTGAAACGGAGTCGTCTCGGCGTCAAAGGATACCGTCCACACGCCACCGGCAACATTCGGATAGAATGCCTGTCCGTCATAGATGAAGCCGGTAGATTGCCCGTTCACTCCAACGAGAAAGACACCACCAGTGGTCGCAAACTGGACCGTGAACCAGTCCCCGCCCGTCGCGCCGTCCCACACAACATGATCATCAGCGAGGCTGATTTCTCCGATTTCATCACCACCCTCACCGATGTTGTAGTCATCAAGGCCGATCAGGATATTTTCGGGATAATCCGGAATGGTAACGTCATAGATCGTGGTGACGGTTGACGCGAACAGATGCCTGTTGTTCCCCACCACGTATTTGAACAGTGAACGCACTTCTGTCGGCAATTCGGCGTGCTTTTGCCGTCCGCGCCGAAGGATTGCGCCCGTTGCCGTGGGAAAGAAGTTCTCCAGCACAACCGCGCCCTGGGGGCCTGTATTAGGCTGAGCTAAGGCACGGTTAGCTATCCAGCCTGCCACAGGAGCTGTGAAATAGGCGATTTCCGCCTTACGCTGCTTCGGAGGTGCTACGGCTCGGACAGCACGACGAAGCATGGGCTATACTCCACCAAGCGGCCACGGCCATGCCGGATAGGCACCGATGGTGCGAAAGCGACACCCCTTGCGAATTGTGCGAGCGCCCTTGTTCCGCGTCATCTCCTGCGAGAGCGCTATGTTGTAGTCGTCAACCTCTTGCTGGTAATCGAGGCCCTTCATGGCCTTGTATTTCCAGATAAGAGAGAGGGTCAGAAGGCGCTCATCCAGAACAAAGGAATCGCTATCGCTAGTGATCGTGTCCTTGGGTGCCTCGTTCTGGGACAGGAAGATGTTTTTGGAAATGTAGGGAAAGATAGCTTTCTGCCCTGCCGCTGGCGTGGGCATGAAGTGGAATTGGTTCTTGCGAATGGTCCAGATGCCAGGCGTCAGCATGGCTATCTTGCGGATTTCGTACAGTATCCATTCGCTGTAATTGGGGACGTGATGATACCCCCAGCACCAGTTATTCGGATCGAAGATTTCCGACGCCTGCACCATGCGGTCATAATCGGACGGGAAGGGATACGCGCTCGCCTCCCCGTCTGCCGTGATTTCATAAAATTCGGTCAGCTCTTGCCAATCGCATGCCTTGGCAATCTCGACGGCGGCTTTCTTCGCCAACGCAGTAATCTCTACGCAGATTTCATCCGTCGAAGAGACCACAGCCGCAGGGCGTCGGCCCACCAGCTCCGCGATAGCGTCTTGTGCCGCTGAAAGAATTGTCAATGTTTGCACTCCTATGGTACAAACAGCGAACCCGCCGAGCGTTGGCGCGCTGCGACGGGTTCTAACCAAGCCAACCTTTCGAGGAGGTCAGCAGTGGCTAATTCCCGTCTATGTTCGATTCCGAATTGCGGCAAGCCTCATTTGGCTCGCGGGTGGTGTAGCGCCCATTGGAACCGCTGGCGCAACCACGGTGATCCGCTGGGAGGGGGGACGCCCAAAGGCGCAGCCCTTCTCTTTGCGCAGGAAGCAGCGAGCTACCAAAAGGCGGCGTGCCTCTTTTGGCCGTATGCAAAGAATTCTGACGGCTATGGAAACCTTTGGGTAAGCGGAGCGCCCACCTTGGCTCATCGCTACGTATGCAAATTAGCGCATGGAAGCGCACCATCCGAACTTCATGAAGCAGCGCATTCCTGCGGGAATGGCCACCTAGGATGCGTTAACCCGGCACATATCTCGTGGAAGACACGGACTGAAAACGAGAAAGACAAGGACGCACATGGGACAAAAAGCAAAGGGGAAGCCCACCGAAGCGCTAAGCTGACTGAAGATCAGGTCCGCCAGATCAGGTCACTTCGAGGGGTCTTGTCACAAAGCCAGCTGGCCCAGATTTATGGTGTGAGCATCCCCAATATTTCCGGCATACAGCAAAGGAAAATTTGGGGGTGGCTGCCTGATTAGACAGCCGATCCTTCCAGTTCACGAAGGGACTGCACGAGTGTCGTGCGGGAGGGATTGCCACGGGGCCGCGAGCCGGTAATCTCGGCAATCTTGGTTTTCAGATCATCTTCGGTGAGACCCTTATATTCATCGTCAGCGGCCTCAATAGCCGCCTCGATCTCGTCTGGCTTCGGATCACTCGCCGGAATCGCCTGCGCAGTTTTCAGACGGTCGATCTCTGCCCGCAAGGCCGCAATCTCGGCGCTCGCGGTGTCGCCCTTGGCGCGATCCGACATATACTTGCGCGCCATGTCCTTAAGGGGATTGGCGTTCATCTGGAGGCTCTTCAGGTTTTGGCCTTCCAGATGGTGCAGGGCTTCGATGGAGTATATTTTGAGTGCACGGCAGAGGGAAAGCTGAGCATCTGTGACGCCGTAGGGCTTCAGCATCTCAAGCGGCGTGCCCTGCGCCTTCTGATCATTACCGGCGAGGAAATCGCGGTACTGGTCAGCCCAGCGCTCGGCATAGGTGATGATGGTGTGCCCTTCCCGCTTCCACATAGCATCGACGGGGAAGACCGGGGAATAGAGCCTGGAACCGGCAAAGCGCACCTCAACGGCTTCGATGGTCTTCATGACTGGGCGCTTTTCGCGCTCCGAAGCGGGCACGTCCTCGACGGTGATGTACTTGAAAACGGGCGTGATGGTGATGTCACGCGTATCGATTGGCACTGAAAGAGCCATGGTGAATTCCTTTGTCTGAGGTTTGAAAGGAAAAGGGCGGCCCGTAAGCCGCCCCTCTTGGTTCCGATGTTGCCTATTTACGCCGGAGCGGCGTTATAGGCACCGCGGCGAACCCACAGGGCATCACCGCTCTTCACGGCAACGCCCGGAGGCGTATAGAAACCGCCAGAACCGGTTGCGACCGTATAGGCCGGATAGGTGAGCGTCACCTGCGTTCCCGTCGTCGCCGTGGCCGCAATGTCTGCGGTGGCTGTGACAAAGAAGTACTCGCCCCCGTCGCTGCCCAGCTCCTTGTTGCCGGGCTTGGGGGACGGCATGGTGATGCCGGCCAGCAGGTCCCAATAGTTGGCGCCAACTTCATCGAGTTGCTGACCAAGCTGGGGAGTAGTGCGGAAAGCCATGATCTTTTCCTTTCTTCGGTTACGCCGTGATCAGGCGAACAGTGAAGAGCGGGTTTTCGAGCACGAGCTGACCGGACCACACAATGCCCTGCGCAACCGCATCCTGGTTGATGGGACGCATCCCATCGCCCGGATGGAAGGGCACGAAGGACTGGCCGGGGAACTCGTAGATCGAAAGCGCGGACGTATCGATGCCGAACGCAGTATTCGCCGGCATGACGTTCCCGACGCCGCCCGCTGCGACCAGATCGACCAGACCAGCCGGGGTGTGGTAGGCAAGGCCGTTGTAGCCGAGACGAGCCGAACGCTCCGTTGCGAGGCGCTGATGCGCAACGAACGAAGCCGAGACAGCTTGGTACGACAAGGCGTCGAAGATCCACAGATCCGGGTACTGACCGTTGCGCGAACGATTGAGGGCAATGCGCTCAATGATCGGGCGTGCGGTCGTGGAATCCCAGGCCGTGCCGATATCGGTGAAGTCAGTGGTAGCGTTGAACGTGCTAGTGCGCCAGTTGGCAACTTCCGCACGGTCGATACCGCCATAGACGCCGGTATTCGGTACAATCGGAATGGCACCGCCAAAGCCGATCATCTGCCGTCCACCGTTGCCTGTACCGTCAGCGACAATCGAGGTTTCCCATTCCTCCTTGACGCTCTTTTCCGCAGCGCGGACATAGAACGACATGAGGTCGATCACCTCTTCCTCGCCGCGCGTGAACAGCAGTTCCGTACCCGTAAGGGAGAACATGCCGACGACGCGAGACCAGTTGAAGACTGCCGAGTTCAGCAGCTCCTTGGGAGTGATCTCGATCTTGTCGTACCCGGTGAACCACTGAGCCTGTAGCTTCTCGAATTCCACGGGAACGCGAAGCTCTGGGCCACCAGCACGCTTAACCTGAATGCGGCCCTGATCCCGAAGGATGCGGGTAAGTGGGGTCGCATTGTACACGATGTCCTGAATTTCGCGCTGCCTCTTGGCAACGGCGGCAGTCAGGAGCTGCCTATAATGGCGATCTTCTACGATAGCCATGGGCTCGTTCCTTTCGGATTATGCGGAGAGCTTGCGCAGTTCCTTGCGAAGCGTCTCGCGAAGGTCGGTTTCAGCCTCCTCGACCACGGTGTCTGCACCATCGTCGGGAGCGCCACGGATGGATTTCATGCCAGCATCGTTGGAAGGCACGGGTTTCGGCTCGGAGTGTGCGGGAACGGGCTCTGGCACGGAACGTGAAGGTGAGAGATTCCCACCAGCTATCCGGTACGCCTCTGCGAGCTTCCGTTCCGGCGACAAGCCGGTGCCGTAAAGTTCTTCGATCACGCCGGACTTAAGGACCGCAACAATCTGCGGCTCCAGCGTGCGATAGTCTGGATGCTCGGACGCAAAGCGCTCGATAATGGGCGAGACCGTCTGCGTCACAAGCTGCGATTTGAGTTCCTGCACTTCGCGCTGAAGCTCCTGCATTTGCGGCGGAAGCGTTTGCTGCTGTGGTGCTTGCGGGCGAGGAGACTGCGGCGCAGCCGCGACCTGCGGGTTCTTCGTCACATACTCGGCAAACTGTTGCGGCGTGACCCCAAGGGCCTGCATGATGGCAGAAAGACCCTGTGCCGGGTTGTGGCCGTACATCTGCATGAGTTGCGCCACGCCTTGGCCGAAGTTCTGGTTTAGATGCCGATCAGCGGCGACATAGCGAGCCATCGTGTCCTTGACGGTCACATTGTGCTGCTTAGCTAAATCCTCGTATTCGCGCAGCTCTTCGCGAAACTGCTTATGCTCCTGAAGCTCGCGTTCAAACTCCTCAGAAACGCGGTGAAACTCCGCCTTTACCTCGTTGGGAACGTTTGCCCATTTGGTGCGAGCCTCCGGCAGGAACCGAGCGGGCGGCTCGGCGTACTTCCGCCCCTCAGACTGGCGGGTTTCCTCCGGCGCGCTCCGCTCGGCTGCGGCCTGCTCAGGCGCGCCCTTTTCTGCCTTGGCCTCTACCTGCTCGGCAGGCTTCTCGGCTTTGGCAAACTTGCCCGTCTCATCCCGTTGCTTGGCCGTCTTGTCTTCGGCCTTTGCCTTGTCGTCCTCGACCTTTGCCGCTTCCTTCGGTGCGTCCTTAGGCTCTTTCTCGGGCTTGGCCTCAGGCTTCTCAGCCTTCACATCCTCTTCCTTCAGGCGTGCAAGCTCGCCTTCTAGAACGGATTCGACCGATGGTGCCTGATCGCTCAAGGGGGGCTGACCGCCCCCGCTTGGGTTCTTGACCGTATCAGGATTAAGGACCGTGGAAGGCGGCTCAAGCGCCACCGTCCCCGGCTGCTCGACCGTGGTGGTTTCCATCATGATATCCTTGTCTGAGGAAAGGAGGCTGGTCAGTCTTCCAGTGCTACGACCTCTGGACGCCAGCCAGCATCGAGGTCAGCCTTTGCCGCGCGAATATCATCGCGAAGCTTTTTTTCATCGGTCTTGTGCTCGACAAACGGCATTTGCTCATTGCCAAGTTCAATGAAGTCCTGACCGTATGGGTTGCCGCTCGCTCTATGCGAAGCAGCAAGAGCGGACTTGGACGAATACCATTTGCCATCCGCCATGCTCTGTACGGGCTCATCAAAATCCTTGATGAGCATAGGGCATGGGAGGACAGAACGCGCCTTCGGTGACCCTTCTGGAATGCGCCGGTAGACCTTGCGGCCATCCCCGGCATCAAACCATGCAAACGCCATCAGAGGGCCGCGATAATCTCGTTGATCTTGGCCTTGCACTCATTGACGAGCGCCTGCGTGGTCGCCGCATCGGTCGCATCCGCCGTAGCGATTGGGGCCGGTGGCGTAATGGGATCACCACCTGCCGCATCGATCTGTGTTGCTACTTCCTTGGCGAGCGGGGGCACCATGCCCAGCTCTACAAGCCTGCGCACGTCTGACATTGGTATTTCTCCTAGCTGAGTGTAATTCCGGTTATGACGCCGTTCGCCACAGTGAGCGTGGCCGTATCCGTGTATGTCCCCGTCACCGGGATCTGGAGCGCCTGCTGGTCGTGCGCTATGCAGCGGTTCGGGGCCAAAAGCGCGTGCAGAACAACATGGTTGTCCACCACCACTACGGCATCCTCATTGGAGCCGCCCATATCGATAACCGGGATGGTATCGGACGTTTCGACAATGGCGTCTGTCGCATCCGTCAATGGAAAGGCTTGCCATTCGCCTTGATCCACGGCGATTGTTGCGCCTACGGTTTTGCCACCTGCCGTGATCGAAACAGGAGCCGCATTGATGGCGATTTTCGTGGTGGAGTTGGCAAGCTGCACGCCAGGTTCGTTATTCGACACACGAGCAATGACCGCTACCGCACCCTGGCCGGAGCCGTAGTTCGCAATATCGAAATTGCCTACGCCATCTTGAATGACCGCGTAATTTTGAGGGAGAAGCACGCCGACAAGGTTTCCATCGGCCACGCGCGCGACGGTCGATGCAAGAATGGTATTGCCGTCATGGCTATCGAGATTGACGGGTTCGCCGTCTTCAAGAGGTGTGCCAGAACCACCACCTGGCCAGTCAACGGTGACATTGCCGTTAGCATCTATGTGGATAGTGCCATTACCAAGGCTGTTACCGCTGCCATCCTCCATGGCGACTGTCTGGCCGTCCTGAACGGCTGCAGCACCGTTACCGCCAACAATGGTGACGGGAATACCAAGAGCGCCGGGAGAGACTGGAGAGCCGTTTGGAACAATGACGACCGGGATTCCACCTACAGCCATTATTCGGCTCCCTCACGTTCTGCTTGCCGTTCAGCAAGGCTCATCTGCCGATCACTGCTGCGCTCGGTGAAATCCTGCTGCCTGTCGGCTCTCTGACCGTCTTGTGCGCGAAAGGCCGCTTCACGCTCGGCGTTCTCCGCCTGCATGGCTTGATCAGTGGCGCGCATCTGCACTTCAGTCGTGGCCTTGAAGTCCTCGCGGTCTTCCTTGCGCGTCTGGTTCTGAGCGTCGACGCCCATTTTCCGTATTTCCGCCATAATCTTATCAATGCGGGCCGCCGTCTCCTTGAGTTTGCCCTGAGTATCGGCAATCTCCAGTTGGAAGCGCTCGCGATCCTGCTGGGCCTCAACCGCAGCGGCTTGCTGCTTCTGCTGAAGCTCAAAAGTCTTTAGCTGCGTGTCTGCATCGACCTTCTTAATAGCCGCTTGCGCCTTTCCAAGCTCCGCTTCGGCAATCTTGGCGTTGGCCTCTGCTATGGCCTTCTCAGCCTCGCCGCCCTCCCCGCCCTGAACCGCTTGGGCCATCTGCGGAGCGGAATCGATGAACTCATCAATGACGCTGTTAAGCTCACGACCAACGCGATATGGCTGGAGCACGAACTTAAGCACCTCACCTGCCAATTTCGCGGCGGGCTCACCCATGCCAGCCAACGCAATCAGGCCCCGGGACGCGCCGGTAAAGACTGTCAGGAATTCATTGCGCTGCTGCTTCTCCTGAAGCTCGTCGGTAAGAATGGTGCTGTCCGTCGCCACCTCGAAGGCGAAGCCGCGCGCCTTGTCATTGCGAAGCAGATCCATCACGTCTTCGATAGGCACCTGTTCACTGGCTTCCTTCAGCATCGGGCCATACTTCCCGACGATTTGCTGCTGAGCCTGCTGAAGCTGCTGCTTGGTCTGATTGGGGTCGGGCTGCTGACCGGACTGCTGGGCTTGCTGCATGGCCTGTCTGGCCTGTTCACCCAGCTTGTTCATTTCTTCTTCGGCAGCGTTCTCGATTTCCTGAACGCGCTTCTCGATATCATCCTTTGTCGGAATCTCCATCTGGCTCATTTCGAGCAGGGTATCCCGGCTGAAGTTGTCCGCCATGATCTCAGCGGCGATCTGCGTCACATCGCGGGCAATGCGCTGAAGCTCGTCAATCTTCTCGCGAACACGTACGCTCCCATACTGGCTTTTGAGCTGCTGGGCACCAAGCGTCTCATCCGCTTCGGTCTCGCCGCGCATGATGTCGGAAATGCCGGAAAGACGGTCGTAATCGGAGAAAAGCTCCCTTCTGGCCTCAATAAGCCCCTGAATGGCCTGAGCCAGTTCAGCAAGGGGCATCCACTGGACGAAATCCCCAGTGCCCGAGGTTAATGCAGCCTGAGGGACAGGGACCAGCATGGCTGTGTCGCTATCATTGCGCAGCAGCTCCTCTACCGTGTCTCCAACGTCACCACCTGCCGGGATAAGGCCCTTCATGCGGACCATATCAAGCAATGCGTAGATGCGCCGCGTCAGACTGTCGATTTTCTTGAAGTGACCTGCATACCGAAGATAATCCGGTACTGGAACAAGTGTGCGAGGCCGCAGTGTGCCATAGGCTGGCCTGGGGCAAGGAAAGAAGCCGCGAAGCTTCAGGTGCGGCTCGCCCTCGTCCAACATGACGGAAACGCCTTCCGCCACCCAATAGACGCGGTTATCGCGCTTGTGCCAGACCTCCCAGACACCAGCCTTCTTGCTGTGGTCTGCCCCGCCGTCATCGTCACGCTGCTGAGGGCTGGGTGTTGCCAGTTTCGCATCCATATAGGCATCGCCGGATGTCTTACGGAAACGCTTGCGCATCTCCGATTTGGTCATCCAGGCTCGTTTCGCGACCCAAGGCACCTCAGACCATTTGCGCGCCGGAGGATGTAGGAAGTCCTTGCGGTCTACGTGATCGACAACAACGCGCTGACCGCCGCCCTTCTCGTCGGTCTCATAGGTGAGCCATAGCTGACCGCGATTGTAGAAAATCAGGTCATCCCGGGTGCAGCACATCGCCTCGTCAATGCACGTGCGGTCAAAGCCCGATATGACAGACCGCTCCAGAAGCTCAGCCGTGACGTTCTGAAGCTTGCGCCGGTCCTTAAACTGTGGCGAGACGACAGGAACAGGAGGCCGCGCATAGACTGCGGGCTTCATAATCTCCATGGACGCCCAGAACAAATCATAGTCCGGGTCTATCCAGTCTTCGCTATAAAGCTCACGCCGCGAATAGATGTCGTCAATGCGGTCGCAAAGTGCCTGCCAGTCGTTAAGGGCGCGCTCTGCCTTCTTGATCGCCGCCAGAACACGCGCGGACGACTTAGGGTCGTTCTCGACCTCAAGCGTATCGGCGTATTCTGTTTCGAGAGCGTCAGCCATCGCTATTTACGGGCTCCGATTGCCACTGCGATGGCAAGAAAAGGCATCACGACAATCCAAAGCAGGATCACGCTGCCGCAAAATGTCCAGAAGGACGAGAAGACAAAGTTCAGAAGTTCCATTATCGTCTCCTCTGCCCCGGTAGCGGTGGCGCAAGCACCTTACCGTCATCGAATGCATAGACAGGCTTGGGCTTCTCTGCCTTGGGCTTGCTGCCGTTACTCATGCGATCGATCAATTGCCCCACGAGCCCGAGCGCGTCGGCCTGATCGTCATGGACGCCAACCGGAAAACTCATAAGCTCCGAAATCAGGTCGGACAGAAACGGCGCGTCCTTGTGGACGTACAACCCGTTCATCGCCATGCGGCCACGAATTGATTGCGCCCTGATTGCCTTGTCGCCCCGCGTGGCGAAACTCTCGCGAGCGACATATGCAGCTCGCTCCAGCATACGTTTAACGAGGAATGGCCCAACGCCGCTTTTGATCTGGCCTGTCTCTTCCGCCCAGCCAACGGGCTTCCATTTCAGGACCAGATCGCAGAACGCCTCTACCCATACATCCGACGAGGCTTGCCCGCGCCACAGGTCGAGCAAATACATGCGGCCTTCTGGATCGAGCCCAATCACCACGTGCACGGTGAAGTCGCCGCCATCTGCTGTGACGGCATAGTCAGAACCGCCATAGATCAGCATCTGATCGCGTGGCGGCAGCTTATCGACGGTGTGAACCCATTCGCGCTTGAAATAGTCGCCCGTCTCGGGGCTTGGCCGCTGCTGATAGAGCGCCGACCAGTCACGCGGCGGAAGGGCGCGCTTTATGCGCTCCAATGCCTCGATGTCGTATTGTTCGGGCCATAGGGCCTCTCCATCATCGCTGATGGCCGGAAGATCTAGAACTGTCCAGTTTTCGTGACCATGCTCCGAAAGGAGCCAGCCAGCCAGATCGTCCTCGTGCCACCGCGTCTGGATGATGACGATGCGGCCACCCGGCATTAGGCGCGTGTAGGCGGTCGACGTGTACCAGTCCTTGGTCTTCTTGCGGATTACCTCGGATTCCGCGTCTTCCCGGTTTTTAACCGGATCATCAATGAGCAGCAGATGAGCCCCACGACCGGTGAGTGGTCCACCCACGCCGACAGCGTAGAACGCACCGCGTTGCGTAGTGCCGTGCTCGTAGCCGCCGAACTGCCCATCTATGTGAAACCGCTTGGCGCTTTTGCTATCGTCAGCCAGCCCGACGCCGGGAAACACAGCCCGAAAATAATCGTCCTCGATCTGGTTCTTGACCTTGCGCCCGAAATCGTCGGCCAGTTCCTGTGCATAGGTGGCCGTGACAACGTAATGATCAGGGTTGCGACCAAGATACCAAGCCGGGAAGAACTCCGACGCCAGCATGGATTTGCCATGGCGCGGCGGCATCGTGATCATAAGGCGCTTGATCTCGCCCCGCTCTACAGCCTCCAGATGGCGCGCGATAAGCCTATGGTGCGCCGCGTCCCGATAGCCAGGCCATTGATATGCCGCATATGCAATGAGCCGGGAAAAGGCGAGGTCTTCAAGTGTCGGCGCGTAGAGCGGCTTCGACAATTGCGTCTCTCTCTTCCTTCGTGCGTGTGGTGACGTTCAGATCGCCGCGATGCTCAATGCTCGAAAGCTTGGCATGGACATACGGCGCTGCCTTCTCAGCAGCCCACATGCGGTCCTTGATGTCTGCCCCGTCATTGCGAAGCACCTGAAGCATAAACTCCAGCGGCGTAATGCCATCAGTGGCCGCTTTGTCCGCTATCTCTCTCGTGCGCTTGGTTACAGCACCAGCCGGTCGGCCAGCGCCCTCGCGCTTACCGCCACGAGCCATGTTTGATTTCCTTTGATTTAATTCAGGGAAGCTTGCCGAATCGGATGGTTGTTTGCTTTAGTCGGGCTTCAATCAATGGAGGTGAGAAATGGAATTCAAAGTGGGTGATGTCGTAGAGCTTAATTCTGGCGGTCCAAATATGACCGTCGAGAGTCGCCAGAACGGAGACGAGTGGTGGTGTGTTTGGTTTAATTCCATCGGCCCTAACGCACACGAAAAGAAAGGAAGCTCCTTTAAAGGCGAAACTCTCAAGAGAGTTGACCGTTAACTCCCTCAGCTACTTGCTTGGGAACCGAACGAACCCAATCGGCTGCATCTTCCGGCGAGCCATGATCTTGTCGCCGTTCTGATCAACGACGCCCGTGTCAATCAGCTCGTATTCCTCGTAGACCGTCTTGGCGAGGTAGTGTTCGCCGTCCGGTTCCCCGTCGATGTCTGCCGAGCGGCGCTTGATGAAATATTCGCGGGGCATTGAACACCTCCTACTTGCGCATCAGTTGCGGGAAGCAGATCGGGTCAAACCAGCTCTTGCCGTCCTTCATCGCGCGCCACGGATTGCCGTATTGTTTCGGGCTGGGAAGATCCTCACCCGATATAAGAGCAGTAGAGACAGCACGACGCTCACGCCGATGCTCGCTGCGCTTGAACCACTTGTCGCTTTCTGCCTTGGTTATGCCGCTGATCGGCGTCTTGCGTCTGGAGCGGGACATGAGATGCTCCGAATAGGTCTGCCCGCACTCGCCAGACGCCTGAGAGATAATATCTTCTGTGCTGTTGCGTGGGAGGCGGGCAAGCTGTGATGGGGTAGGACAGGCTGGCAGAGCCATTTAAGAGCCGAGACTCACCCAATCCTACCTGTGTGCGAGGGGCGAAATCCGCAACCGTCTTACCTAGCGCATTCGCGCGGCCCAGGGGCCTTTTCGGTAAGCAACCTCGCAAGCTGTGAATTGATTGAGGCCGCACCGGGCTTGTATCCGATACGGCCTCTGGCGACCCCTGGCAGGGGAATGGTCGGGCTAACTCACGCGGGAGGTCCAGTTAGTGGCAGGAATGGCATCCGGCCTCTCCCTCAGCGATTAAGCGCGCCTCGCTGGGAGCGCCCGATCTGAAAATTCAGGCAATATTTTGCCATGCGCGGAGTGGTGAAGTTCCCCGCTGTGCGCCGGGACGAATCCCCGTCGCGCAAATCACCATTCCAATCATTACGGGAAAGTAACGACTCTGTCAAGCGGCAACCACATCCAGAGATACCACCAAATCATCGGCACGCTCCAGCTTTTCCACAATCTTCTTCAAGCGAGCGTCTTTCTTGGATTTGATGCGGATCGTCTTACGCGCTACCCGAGCATCCCTGTCAAACTTTTCTTCCGCTATCGCTTCCATCGAACGAAGCGTGAGAATGTCGAGCAAGTCTATTTCCATGGGCCTTCCGCAAATGCCCACTATACTGTGAACGCCGGGAACAGGCTCCAGCGCTCTGAAGTCCACCGGCCCTTTGACGAAAACGTACCCTACCAGCATGGCAAAGCGGCGCGCTTTCCAGAGATCGGTGTGCTTGCGATCCCGAACGAGACGCCGTTCCGCTGGCATGTAATGTACATAGCCCGCCTCACTCAACGCTCGCTCGACTGCTGACATATTCGGATTGAGGCTCGGAACGATGCGGTAACCTTTACCCCGTGGCCGTCCATCTTTGCCGAGAGATGTGGGCTCAACTGCATATTCTCTCTGCGGTTTCTGTGCTCCCGGCACAGTCCTGATTGCATACCAAGTCATCTTTCCCCGCCGCTTGGTTGATGATGCTACTTGCCGTGAATAATGCTCACATACGGGACAGTGACTTTCCCCTTCTCCTGATAAGCCTTGATGCCCATTTCCCGTCCTACCGCTGACTTGAGAGGCACGATCTCAGGCTTCGACCTTCCAAAGCTCACATGTATGATCTGCGCTGTGTGCTGGAACTCACGCAGCCTTTTGGCCGCAATCTTCGCCTGTCGCTCCAGCCTGCGCTTTTCCAACCAACGGGCTTGTGCGAGAACGTATTCCAAGCTCACGCCCCAATCCTGCGCAATCTCGCTTGGTCTCGCTCCCGCGAAATAGGCTCGGGCTATTGCGTGTCTCGCCATCGGGTTTAGTTTTGCTGACGGCATTTCTTACCTCTTGCGTTTCCCAGTTCCCCCAATCTGCTGTTGCGATTTCCCACAACTCAGGGGTCCATTCATTCAGTCGACATCCCTCACAGGGATGCCAAATTCTTCCGACAGGCTTTCCCATGAACGCCTCCCATGCAGTGCGTCGGTGAATGCCTGCATCTTCTCTTTGCTGACGCGCGGCGAGTATGGCTTGGGGATTTGCCGCTCCGGCGCGATACGCGACGCATTGAGCCAATCGAGATGGCTTTGCCGCTCTTTCACGGATTGAGTGAATTGCGCCGTTGAAGGCGCGAACCGGGCATCGTGCCCGACAATTTCGCCGCGCCGATATCGAAGGCAGGTTTCCTCCACAGCCTCAGGCGAGAATTGGTCGATGCACTCCAGGAAGCTTGCCAACTGAACCTCAGCATCAGTGCCGTGCTGTAGAGGAAATGAATTGAGCATGATCGATATGGCCTTGGCCGCGCGGATCTTGTCCTTCGCGTTCATGGTCGCGCTCCAGTCTGGCTATGATGGATTGGGCTGCTGAGATTGTATTGCTCGGGCGCGGCGCTTCTATCTCGTCTTCCCAACGGCCCTGATGTAGCCACGTGCTAGCGTGGGGGATGAATTGAGGCTCCCTACGAACCAAGGTCGGCAGTTGACGCTCTAGTCCGGCGATGATTTCTGCCGGGTCGGTCCCTGCCCGCAATTCCTTGTCCCATGCCTTTTGGGCCGTGCGCTTGGCGACCTTGCGAGGATAGAGACTCCAGAAACGTTCGAAGTTCATCCCGACACCTCCTCTTTGAGGGCGGCACCGATCTCCTCCGCAGCATGGATAAGCGCCGCTCCGACAACCTTGTCACCGAAAGTGCTGCTCTCGTTGAGGGCTAATTCCAACCCCTTGGCGCGCAGCCGTTTCGAAATTTGCCGTAGAACAGCCCTCGTTTCGTTTGCTTGTGTCATGCTGCTACCTCCAGTGCAGAACGTCAGCACGGCCAGCGAATACGAGCCATGCGCAGCGGAGACGATGACGAACACGGGTAATTGGCCCCGGCCAATACGATAGTGAGCGCGCGGGGAGCCAATACGGTTCACCATTCTCGTCAATCATCCCTTGTTGCACTATGGGCGACCTGCTGGCCCATGAGAGGATTTCGCGAAGTGTCATTTCCTTGGGCAAGCTCCTCATGCTGCAGCATTCCTCTTTGCGGCGCGCTCGTAGGCATCCCGCGTCTGTCTGTGCGCGGCGAGCAGCCGTTCCTGTTGTGAAAACCAACTATCGGGCCGGTCTTTCTTCAACCGGTGAAGGTCAATGAAATCCGCCAGTGAGGCACATACGCCCTGGTAAATCTCGTAGAGTTCAGCCATGGAGAACTTCATGCGGCCTCTCCACTGGCTACAGAAACAGCCCAATCCATCGCGTCCTGAGCGCTTCGGAGGATGACCACGGCAGGACCGCGCCACTTGTCCGCAAACTTCTGCTGGTTTTCGTTGAGGCGTTTGGCGTAGCCACTGTGGCCACTTTTCACCTCGACGGGCCACATACGGCCACGGAAGCCAACGAGGAGATCCACGGGCTTGTCGACGCGTTCGACACTAAAGCCGCGCCTGAGGAGGGTGGAAACGACCTCTGGTTCGGCAGCGTCTCGCTTCTTGGCGTATCGATTGAGGCTCATGCAACCTCCCCGCCCGCCACGCATTGAATCGCGTTATGCCGATTGGCTCTTGGTCCCCGCCTGTATGTGTGTTCGCCGGTAAGGCCGGGAATAAGCGTTGGGTTGTCGGAGATGCTGCCTTGGCCGCAAGGATTATGTTGCAGGAATGGCCCGCACACGCACCGAAAGGCCCCGCTAACTTGAAGGCGCGTAAAGTTCTCCTGCGATGCCTTCAGGGGAAATGCGAACCCGAACAAGCGAGACAGGCGTTTGTCGCGGCGGCTGAGGAAGCGAATATCCTTGACCATTAGAACCCCCTCGCAAGCCCGCACCAGAACGCAAAGGCCCACACGCCAAGACAGAGAACCAGCGTGGCGATGAAGCCCCAATTCGGCTTTGTTCGTCTTAAGGTCGGCATTTGTTCTCTCATTTGAACAGATTCCGGGTGTGGTGAGGGGTGAGTGGCGCTAGTCGTCCTTTAGCTCAGGACAGATCCATTCGGCCCAATCCCCCGCCCGATCACGGAGAAGGATCATTCGAGGCGACCCATCTTCAACTCAGGCATTACCCATTCAGCCGCCGAAGCAGCCCACTCCCTAAGCTCGATTGCCATCCGATGACGGCTCTCCCAATCAAGAGATTGTATGTCGAGAGCTATATCGTCTGGAATTTTCGATAGATCGGGAGCGGCATTCCAAATCGCTTCCATCGTTGGATCTTCACTAGGAATAGGGGGTGCGTCGCCGGACGGAGCCGTATCGGAACTTTTGATGTCTCCGATATGTCCTCGACGCCTTTTGGCAACCCGCTCAAGCGTCTCGACCATAGAGAGCACTTCCATGGTTGGCTCGAACCATTCCCCAACGGAATTTGACCCACTGAGGTGCTCCAAAAGGACCGCCTCAAGGTCTCTGTCTCCTGGGACTGATACAACCAACTCTATACCTTCGGGGTGCTGCTGCCGGTATTGGCGCACGCGCCCCTCAAGATTACCTGTATAGCCTAACTTCAGTAATCCATTCCCGTCCCCACGCCGTCGTATGCAATAGACCGTCATTTCAAAGACCCCTCAGCTTCCTCTCCAGCCAAAGCAGAAGCCAGGCCAGCAAGTTTCGAATTGCGCGCATCCGCTAATGCCTTTTCGTATTGGTAAGCTTTCTCTGCCGTCTCAGATGCCCTCTGGCAGGCATTGACGAGCGAAAGGAATGCTGATGCCGGGAGATCGCGCAAGCTGCGATGACGGTAGCGAAGACGGTGAAGCCATTGAGCCGGTACGCCGTAGTTGCGTGCCGCCCTATGGATTGCAGCCTCAACAGTATCCCCCGGCCCGCGATGTTCGGATCGGATGATAAAATCCGCCATCCCCCGTGCCTGACTGACAACTTCGACACTCATTTTGTCAGATCCTTCAAGACGCTTGTCGGACATTTCATTTCCTTCTTGCTACCCCTGTGTCCGTCAGGGACAGCAACTAAGCCGCAAGTGGCGGCGAATGGAGAGAACTGGTGCAAGACTTCAGCGCAGACGCTCAACGACTTTTGGCGAAGCTGGATGAGCGCACGCGCGAAAGAAACAGGGCTTGGGAGCGCCCTTATGCTCCCAAAGAATTCACAGGCGGCGCGGATAACCTCGCACTCGCGCCGAAGAGTGGGGCTGGGACCGCCGCAATGCCCAGCCCCACGCTCGGCCGCCGCGCCTGGATAGGCTGCAATGACAATCATTCGAAAACCTCGGCTATGGGAACGAGGCTTGATCCAGAATGGTATTCGGCGTGGAACCGCTGATCGCCCTCTTGGCCCCATACGATCACGACGGGGCAGTTGTCGTAGCTGCTTTCGTCCAAGAAAACGGTATGGAAAATAAGATTTTCTGGGCTATCGAGCCCTTCCAACGCGGAGGCAATGTCCTTGCGGACCAGAACCTCAAGGTCGTCGGTGGTCTCGGAGTGCCAGACGATTTCGTAATTCTCACGCCAGATCATGCGCGCCACCAATGGTCTTTAGGAGCGGTCCAGTAGGAAAACAGTGCCAGCCCGTCTTTGTCACGGTGGTTCAGTCGGTCGTGAGGAGACCTGCCTACCTTCCTGCGGACTGGCGTCACCATGGATGAGGAAGGCTGATAGATCGTGCTGCTACCCACGCGAGTGAGCGCGTCACACTCCAGTGGTGAAAGGGGGGCCGACGAGAGGCGGGAGGAGAAACACCCCTCGTCGGCTGGAGTCACCGCGCGGGAGGAAGGGACGCGGTGATTGGTGAATGAGATAATGGAGGCGCTCATGGCTCTTGCCCCTGGGATTTGGAGCGTTCGGCAAGGAGAGCGTCGGCCAGATCATATGCCTGCTTCGCCATCCATTGAGCCGCCTCTACTCCTACGGTCGCGTAGGAGAGGGCCTCACGGTTCTTTGCAATAGCGGAAAGAGCCTGCCCCGCGAACCAGTCACGAACCGTAAGCCCAGCCACCGGTACTGACTTTGTGACATCAGTCGGATGAGGCATGACACCGCAACCGAAAGCAGGCCCACCATCGTTGATCTTGGTCATGACTGGACTCCCGCCAATTTCGCGTTCACGCTCGCCAGGTCGTAGTTCTTACCGAAGGGGGATTTCTGATGAGCGATGAGGTTGTGGTTCGGAGTGGGAAGACGCTTCGCATAGGCGATATAGATTGGGTCATCGAGGAACCTGTTCACGTCGACGCCAAAATGCCCACTCTGCTCACAGAGGCGCGCGTGGTTAACGGAAGCGTTATCTACCTGTCCCTGGCCGAGACTGTCATTGATGGTGGCAATGTTCCAGAGGTTCGCATTTGCACCAGATTGAGATTGGACCTCGCCTTCGCTCAAGCACTGAGGGACAACCTGTCGGCGCGCATTGCGCCAATTCATGCGCTTGGTCATGCGGCCTCCACATGCGCCCGCTCCAACTCACGTTCCATCCATTCCATGAGCCGGTCGTACGTCTTCACGGTGAACCCGGCCCCGTTCTCGCGAACGCGCTTGAAAAATGTGTTGTCTTTGATTGCGCGCTGGCTAATCGTTTGCTCCGACATGCCCGTAAGGCTGGACAGACGTTCGGCGGTCTCGAAAAGTCGGGATCGAAGTTCCTGTTCCATAGTTGCCAGTATGCGTATTTCTACGCCTCATGCAAGCGAATTTTTACGCGTTGCCTGCATTTCTTGCGAATATAGATTCCGCGCATGCCAAAACTGACGCCGGAAAAACTGGCCGAGGCCATTCGAGATGCGGGTTTCACAGCCGCCCGGCTGTCGCGGGAAATCGGTCGCGACAAGGACTATGTGCGCGACTACCTCATTGGGCGGAAGCGCAGCCTCAAGGCTGAGGATCTGGAAAAAATTGCCGAAAAACTCGGGGGTGATCTTAACGAGCCGTCAACGTTAAAAGAGGTTGCCCTCGAAAATGATTTGTCCGAGATGCCCGTCATTGGAACGATACGCGCGGGAGCTTGGATTGAAACATACATGTTGGAGCACGATGATCAGGGGACTATCCCCGTCGCAAAAGACAGGCGATTCCTGCATGCGAAGCAATACGCATTGGCCGTGGCGGGGGATAGCATGGACCTGGAGGCACCAGATGGGTCCTTTGTGGTCTGCGTTGATTTTGGCGATAGCGGGCTGACACTCAAGCCAGGGATGCTTGTCCATGTCGAAGCCATGGAGCACGGGAAGTCCGAGACAACCCTGAAAAAGGTGTCTTTCGAGAACGGCAAGACGGTATTGCACCCCCGCAGCTCGAACCCGATTTATAAACCGCTCATTCTAGGTGGAGACGAAGCCTTCTATGTGGTGGTGAAGGGGGTCGTATTGAGCGTCTTTAACCCAAAATTCCCCTAGAGCTTACCCTTCTATCTCAGAGCCCAATAACTAGAGATAAAGAGCTTGTGTTATTCAGCTTGTGTTATTCAACGGCGGTGCACTTCCGTTAAATAACGGCGGTGCACTTCCGTTATTCATCCCACCAATACCGGAGCCAGTAATGGTTTCCGGCGTTGCGAACATGCTTAATGAGCACCCAGCGTTCGCCCTCCAATTTCTGCAAATGATCCCTGACCTGACGCCCGGATAGTCCGCACTCTTCTCCAAGCTTGTCATGGGTGGGGAACGCCGACTGCTTGCCCTCATTCATGTAAAGCGAGAGCCGCGCGCCCACGACCTTAGCGCCCGAGGGAAGATCCGAACACAGCAGGTTGCGCAGCCACACATCACGCCTGAAAGCGAATCGTCGGGCGGCAAAGGGAACGTTCTTCTTACGTTTCTTCATGCGGACTATGTAGCGGACTTTTCCGCCTTCCGCAAAACAATTTCCGAATTTTTCCGCATTTCCGCTTGCAATGCGTTTTTTTCCGTATATGATGACAATTGTTGAACGGGAAACGAACCGATGCCCTACGACCGAAAGCCCTGCCCCTTCTGCGGATCGCGCCGCACCCAGGACAGCGCCTCTCACTACGGGTTCGTCAGCATCTACTTCGTTGTCTGCCGGGACTGTCACGCGGATGGTCCGGCCAAGGACACTCGTTCAGAGGCAATTCAAGCGTGGAACACCCGTGTTTACAGCCATGACGGCGACGGCCACGCCTAACCCCGGCAGAGACGGCTTTGCCGAGAGAGGAGAGCGAGATGCTTAAGCGGATTTCAGCAGTGACCCTCGCTAGCGCAATATGGGTAGGCGCATTCGAGAACCCCGCCCATTCCGATCCAATCGAGGAAGCGGCGTTCATGGCGATAGCCGCAGGCGTATGCGGGGCAGTCGTCCCCGACGCCGTGTTTCTCCCGAGAGTGAAGGATGTCGCGGTTCAGAACGGCGTCAACATTTCGGAGGCGCTTTCCCTGATCCGCGCACAGGCAGAGCTGGTGGCCCTGCAATTGATCGAAGCCGAAGCTGGCGATGAGTTCTGCCAGCACGTTCAGAACATCAGTTTCGAATGAGGAGAACGGATATGAGACTTCCGTTTTGTGAGACAATCACCGATCCCGACACTGACAAGCCCGTCCTGATGGACATCGAAGGCGAAGCCGATTGCTGCCTCGATTGGGATGCGAAGACCGGCGAACGCATTGTTTGCGTCACAGACGTCTACGTCAACGGCGTCAATCTCTACCGCAGCCAAATGAGCATGTTCCGGCAGATGGCCGCTCTGATCGCAGAGCGCATCGAAGCGGATGACAAGGTGCTGGACGTGCTTCTGGAAGTCGAGAGGGAAGTGGCGTGAGCAGACTTATGCACCCAAAGACGCCACCGGATGTCGTAGCGCATTGGGGGTTAGACCACTCGCGCGGAGGGGGTAGAAAAATCATGGCCGCCGCCCCCGAGATGCTGGAGGCGCTAAAGAAAATAGCACGATCACTCGACGCTGAGATTTCCTCGCATCGGTGCTCATGCACGCACCCATGCGACGACTATTTTGTTCACCCCGGCCCTTGTGGCACGAGGCGAGCGGAAACCTATCGGAACATCAAAGCCATAGCTGACAAAGCCATAGCTAAAGCCGAGGGGAAGCGCCCATGACCCTCTCCCCGTCTGAATACCACACTGTTCCTATCGGGTCTATGCACGTGATGCAGGTGGACGCTGGCACTACAATCACTGACGAGCGTTCCGGTGAAGCAATCACGGTCGATGATGAGACGGTGGCCGTGAAGGGCCGGGTGATCTTCTGCACCGAACGTACATTCGAGGCTTTAAGACGCAGGGTGGAGGAGGAGGCCGCATGACCCGATCCCTCCAACACGCCTCCCAAGCAGAACACAGCGGAATGCCCGAACGGATCTGGGCGCGCGTCCGTGGCGGTGGCGTCTCTCTCCCATCCGGCAAGCCGTATCTGACTGTTGTCGGTGAAAGCCGGGAGCAGAACGGCTGCACGGAATACGTCAGGGCCGATCTCTTCCATGAAGCCCTCGATCTCGCAGAGGCAGCAAACCTCCCGAACGATCTCCGAGACGGCAAATACGCCAACACCAAGAGAATCCAAGAGCTTCGCGCGCAATTGGTGAAGCTGTCAGGAGAGAGCAATGGCTGAGACAGCACAAAGGCTGGACGAACCTAGCGTGTTCGAAAAGCAGCCAGGGCGAACAGAGTATGAGGCCCGCTGCATCATCCGCGAATTGATCGAGCTTTACGGCCCCAAGGATGCGCCGTGGCAACTCTCACGATTTCTGGAAGACGAATTAAGGCGGGTGAACCGATGAGCACTTTGAGGTTTAACTTTCCGGAATTTTGCGAGCGCTCCGGCAGCGATACCGCTGACCTGATGCGTATCCTTGGCAAGGTCCAGAACGGGGCGTGGTGCGCAGGCGGCGCGATCCGCGGGACACTCATCCGTCAGTCTCTCGACAGCGATTTCGACTTCTTCTTTCGTGATGCCGATCATTTGGCCGAGTGGGAGAAGAACCTACCGGACACGCTGAAGCTTGTGCGCGAAACAGAGCATCATAAGCACTGGAGAGGCACAATTGAGGGTAGTGATTTACCCATCGATATCCAGGCTATCCGCTTTAGGTTTTACGCCAGTGCCGAAGAGGTAATCGACAGCTTCGATTACACAATCACACAGTTCGCGCTCGACGGCGAGGAACTGGTGACGACGCCCTATGCCCTTTGGGATCTTGGGCGAAAGAAGCTGGCGATTCACAAGGTTACCTATCCCGTCGCGACCATGCGGCGGATGCTCAAATACACCCAGCAAGGTTTCACCGCCTGCGCAGGCTGCATGGCTCAGCTTCTACGCGACACAGCCACGTCACCGCAGGCAATGGCCGAACTCGAAATCGCATACGTGGATTGAGACAATGAGCGAGAATACTAAGCTTTGGGATATTCTGGGGCGAACCGACCCCAAGCACACGACACGGTTCAAGCGCGGCGGCGGCTTCTCCGGTACGGCGATCAAGCCAATGTGGTCATACCGCCGCTTGACGGAAGAGTTCGGCCCATGCGGAACCGGCTGGGGCGTGAACGAGCCAGTTTTCCAAGTTGTTCCCGGCGACAACAGGGAAGTCCTCGTCTACTGCACCGTCTCTGGCTGGTACATGTGGGATGGAGAGCGCCGCGCGGTCTTCGGTGTCGGTGGAGACAAGGTTGTCACTCACATCAAGGCGAACACGCAATACAACCGGCCCGAGCGCTGGGAAAACGACGATGAGGCTTTTAAGAAGGCCTTCACGGACGCTCTAACCAACGCGTTCAAGCTGCTTGGTGTCGGCGCAGACGTGCATATGGGCATGTTTGACGACAACAAATACGTCAACACCATGCAGCAGGAATTCGCGGAGGAAGCAGCCGGCTCCAACTCAGAACCGCCACGGAAGGCCAACGGCAGGCCCGAAACTGGCTGGCGCGAGGACGGAACCCGCACTCCGTATTCCCTTCGGCAAGAAAAGGTTTGGGACGAGTTCCAGCAGGAATTGCTGGAGGTCCACACAGGCGCGGGTCTCAAGCAACTAGCCGAGATGTGGCGCAAGAAGGCCGACGACGACAAGTGGCCGGAAAGCTGGAAGGCGCTCGTCAAGGAAGAGCTTGAGAAGCGGCGGCTTCAGCTCCGCGCCGAAGCGGCCAAAGAACCAATCGACTACACAATGGCAGGATAATCATCATGGCTGGATCACTGAATCGCGTATTCCTCATTGGGAACCTTGGGGCAGACCCCGAGGTCCGCCGCCTGAACAACGGTTCACCGGTAGTGAACCTACGAATCGCGACCGCCGAGACTTGGCGCGACAAGAATACGGGTGAGCGCAAGGAAAACACGCAATGGCACAACGTGGTGATCTTCAATGAGATGATCGCCAAGGTTGCTGAGCAGTTCCTGCGCAAGGGCATGAAGGTCTTTGTTGAAGGCTCTCTGCAAACCCGCAAATGGCAGGACCAGCAGGGTAACGACAAATACACGACCGAGATTGTCCTGCAGAAGTATCGCGGCGAGCTTCAGATGCTCGATGCACGGCAAATATCCGATGTGGTCAACAACCATCAGCCTGAGCAAAGCGGTTACGTCCACGACGATCTGGACGACGACCCATTGCCTTTCTAGGAGCAGCGGCGATGGCGGGGAAACAGTCAGAAAAGCCGATCTATGCCTTCATCAGACGCGGAAACAATCTCGTGCCAGAGATGGACATGGATTTGCGCGCCCTTGATGGCGTGGCGCAGGGACAGCGCGTGAAGGTCGATATCAAGGCCTTCCGCAGCCTCCCCCGCCTAAGGGCATACTGGTCTATGTTGCATGAAGTCGTCGCGGCCACGGAATGCGCGGCTTCTGCCGAGCGCCTTCACGAGGCGATGAAGCTGGAGCTTGGCATTGTTGACTTGGTGAAGGTAGGCAATCTGACGGTCGCCATTCCCGGATCCATCGCTTTCGACCGAATGAACGAAGCGGAAATGTCCGAATTTTTCAATATCGCTCAGCGCTGGCTGGCAGAGAAATACGGTTATGTGCCGCAAGCGAGGGCCGCATGACGCGCGTCGTTTCAGAACTGGAGTTCCGCACGAGGCTGCAAACAGCGCTGCGGTCAGCAGAATATACTTGGGTTGGGGCGGTGACTGGCCCAGGTAGATCTGGCGCGGTTGCGGCAGTCTATGCCTCCCATATTCTTAGAGTCCCGTTCATTCCGTTTGGAGCCAAAGCCCCGGATCACGGGACGCTGTTGATCGTTGATACAGCCTCTCAGAGCGGCAGAACATTGCGGAAGTCCGCACGCCGCTATCCGGGCTCCTTGACACTCGCCGTGTTCAACGAGCCGCCGCGAGTGATGTTTTGGTACGAAGGAAGGAAGCCGCAGCGTTACCGCCATGAGCGGAGGGTCGCCGCATGACCAAGACCCTCCAGATCAAACCTCACACGCGCCGCGCTCCTGTAGATCCCGACGCAGAAGCCAAGGAGCGCATGACCCGGCTTTTGAATGAATACGTCATCCTACGCGATCTGGAGCGGGAACTGTCCCAGGCTTTCGAAGACGAGTTCGGCAGGCAGTACGCCAATTATCTGCGCGAGGTGCGGTAATGGCGAAAGATGCCCTGAGAACCATCCTGAGAGAGAGGCAGGGACGCCGGTGTTGTTACTGCGGCGTGAGTTTGACGCCGCCTATTGTCACGACCAAGAAGCGGAAGCCATTACCGACATCAGAAACGCTAGAGCACCTTCGTAGGCAAAGCGAAGGAGGTACAAGTCGCCGCGATAACCTCGCTCTAGCTTGCTACCAGTGCAACACGGGTCGCGGAGCCATGGATTGGCTCACCTATACCAGCTACCGCCGTGGCGAACTGTGGGAGCTAGCATGATGGCCCGCAAGGAGTTCACCACCAAGACCCGCAAGGAAGCCCTCAAGCGCTCCGGCAAACGCTGTGAGGCTGTCGGGGATTGGTACGGCCTTCCAGAAGGCCAGCGCTGCACCGCAGACCTAAGTCTTGGCGTCGAATACGACCACTACATTCTCGATGCCAATTCTAAGGACAACAGCCTGGAGAACTGCCGCGCTGTCTGCCCACGCTGCCATGGCTGGAAAACACGGAACAGAGATACCCCGACAGCAGCGAAGACCGTTCGCCAGCAGTTCATGGGCATGAAGACCAGGGCGAAGGTGAAGATCCAATCACAAGGCTTTGCCAAGAAGGAGCGGGCACCGAAGCTCCCCGTTCCCGGGCCAAGGCCGATTTACGAGGCACAGCAATGACCACCACACCAGACTATGCGGGGCTGATTGCGCGGCTGGAAGGATGGGACCGGTGTTATCCCGGGAACATCAACATCGAATTAGCCGTCGATGAAGCCACCCAAGCCCTCAGCACCCTCCTAGAGAGCAACGCGGCGCTGGAGGGGGAGCGGGATGAGTTCCGTGCCAAGCTGGCTGAGACCATTGGAAAGCTGATGGTAGCGAACCAGAGGGTTCGTGAATTGGAAACGCTCTCCATGAACCTGGAGGCAGAGGCGAAGAATGCCGAATCTGAGCGCGACCGGCTCGCGGAGCGTGTGGCGCTCGAATTCAAGGCGGGGAGTGAGGTGCCGGATGTCGCTAGGGGCAACATGGAGGCATGCATCATCATGATGAGGAGTCGCCACACAGGTAAGAATTTCACCATGCCGGCGTATTATCTGAACAGCTATCCTCTGGAATTCGAAGACGGCTGCGGCGACCCGAACTGCGAGGATATGCACGATGACGGGTGCCCCGTCACGGGCTGGTTCTATGACAACGCGAACTTCGAATATGAAAACTGCTACTACCGCATAGAGGGCGAGTGCCTAGCATGGGCGCTCATACCTGATGCGACAGTGGTTGAGTCCGCCATCGCCCGCTCGCTTGTGAAGGGAGGCGGGGATGAGTGACCGCCCTGAATTGGTGCAAAAGGCATTTGAAGCCAGAGATACCGGTTTTGACTACGGTCCTTATGCCAAAGCTCTGCTTTCGTACATAGAAGCACTCGAAGCCGCTGCCCTCGCCAGAGCGGAAGCCAATGCCGAGGGCCGGGAGGTGATGGGAGAGCAGGAAATCTTGCGGCTGAAGTGGGAACGGGACGAGGCGGTCAGGATCGGTCTTTTCCATGCTCGGTGCCGCAAGGCCACCGAAGCACGGGTGACGGATGCTCTGCGCGCATTAAAGGCGATCCGTATTAGATGCCAGGAAGGAGATAAACGGGCTGACTGGCTTCCGATTATTGACCGATTAGCTGGCGACGCTGAAGCCGCTCTCGCCCAAGCAAGGCATCCCATAGAAATGCTTAAGGACGAAGCGGGAGCGTCCCGTTACGCGGAAGTGCTAGAGACTGCTAAGGCACTGCGGGAGGCCCAGCGCGCCTATCTTGCTGATCGTGGTAATGATGTTCTCGGACAGGTCGTAGCCGAGGCCGCCGAAGCGCTAGACGGAGCCCTCGCCAGAGCGGAAGCCAATGCCGGAGAGCCGGTAATAGGAGACGAGCGCATATATCCAAATGAACCCTTCGGCTCCGCCCTCACGGCAGGCAAGCCGAACCGGGAGGAGTTGGAGTCAGCGGCCAAGGTGGCCTTGCTGTACCTTGATAGTGGATTTCTAGCCTGCGATGTGTGCGGCCATCAGATGCCGACCAAGGACACCGACGCTGCGCATACACTGCGCGATGCCCTCACGGCAGGCAAGCCGGAGCAGGCGGTGCCGAGCGAGCCGGACTGGTGGTGGCGCGACTTCGACCCCGAAGACAGCGGCGACTCTCCGCACGAGGCGCTGCGTAATGTGCCGGATTTCTGCGTTTGCCTTCTTCGGAGCAGCTATAACGGCCCCGATAAGTTTGCATTTCGATCACCGACGCTCAACCCTGATGACGATGATGATGAAGTCATCCTATTCGATACGGAACACGAAGCTCTCGCAGCTGCCAAGGAACGGGCAGAAGCGATGAAGGACGCCGCCCCTACAGCAGGAGGTGGCGATGCGGAGTAGGCTGACGGGCAGCGCCGGTACGGTGGAGGTGAGTACCGGTGATCGGTTCCACGCTGACGGCGTGGAGTGGGAGATTGTCGGCTTTACGGGCGAGTCGATCTATAGCCCATCCAACATAGGTGGAACGCCGATCGTTCGATGCCGCGCGCACCCGGAAACACCGCCATTCTGGGCGCGATGGGAAGAGGCGGATGGCACTGTCGAATGGTGCGGCGACAGCATCGCCTCGGCCATCATACGCGGCCGCGCCGCCCTCAAAATGGAGGGCCGCGATGGGTGATCTGCGGGAACTGATCGAGCGACTGGAAACGGAAGGGCCTAGCTACGCACTCGACGTGGCAATAGCAACGGCTCTGGTCCCACAGATATCGGTCCTGCGCCAACGCGACGACGACAGCGGGGCCGATCCTCACACCTACCGGTGCTTCACCACGAAGGTTGATGACGCTCTGTGGCTTGCCACGCTCCTTCTCGACAACGGTTTCGTTGACATCGAGGTGGCATATCTCAACGGTGGTGGCCGGACGTATGGCAGGGCTGAGATATGCGGCCCTCACGTCGATTCTGCCGCCACGGGCGCTACCCCCGCCATCGCTCTTCTCTTAGCAACCCTCCGCGCCCTATCCGACCAGGATACAGGCCAAGGTGAGGAGAGCGGGCGATGAGTGAACCATTGAAAGCATTGAAAGAAGGCCGGCCCTGGGAATTCTCCGCAACCGCCGCGCCCAAGTGCCCGCATTGCGGCATCGACTTCGATATCGACCGCAACGAGGCGTGGTTTCTCTACGATGAGAACCACACACATGACGTTGAATGCCCGTCTTGCGAGCGCGGCTTCCAGGTGAGTAGCACAGCGAGATGGATTTTCTCGACTGACGAGCAGGACGAGGAGAGTGGGCGATGAGCGCGCGCGACATCTTGACGAACGGACTCCTACATCTCCCCATTCGAGGTCGTAAACTGGAGTTTGCCGTAGACCAGCAGATTGCGGCACTCACCGCCGCAGGCTATCGCATACTCGCCCCCGGACAGCTAGACGACGAGACCCTGGAAAGGGCAGCGGGGGTGGTTTCTTCATTGCCATGCGAAGGGAGATACGGGAAACCCGGTGTTCCGTGGGTTGGATGGACACCGGAGGCATACACTCTTTACACCTTGGCTCAGAACAACGCGAAGGAAAAGGGTGCTGCCGCAATCCGCTCCCTGAAAGCAGACCGCCGCGCACTCGAAGGGGACGGGCGGGGATGACGAAGGCTGCTTTCCTACCCGCACTGGTCACGCCGGAAGAGTTTGCCGCAGAAACGGGCTGGTCCCCGCGCCGCGTGCGGGAGATGGCAAGACACCTTGGCGCGTGCCGGATTATCGGCAATCGTATGCTCCTGACGACAGACGATATTGAAGCAATTCTGGAGGCAAGCCGTCCATGCCGCTCAAGCTCTACAAGCGCGGTGAAGTCTGGTGGTACCGTGGCACGGTTGCCGGAAGACGCCTACACGCAAGCGCTAAAACGACTGACAAAGAAATCGCCCAGCGGCTCGCCAACAGAGCGGAAGCGCAAGCCTTCAAACGTGATCTCGATGGACCGGCCTCGGTCCTGACATTCGCGCACGCCGTGACGCTTTATCTCGATGCGGGGAAATCTGACCGCTTCCTAGTCCCCGTCTTGGAGCATTGGAAGGAAACACTGGTCAAGGACATCACGGCGGGTGCCATCCGGCTTGCGGCCATCAAGGTCTACCCCAAAGCCTCGCCATCTACACGCAACCGCCAGTTCATCACGCCAACCGTGGCAGTCATCAATCACGCTGCCAGCCTGGAGTTGTGCCCGCCGCTACGGAAAGTGGAGCGGTTCAAGGTACCCAAAAAGCATCGGGATGAAGCTGATTGGGATTGGGTACTGGCTTTCGAGAAGGAAGCGCCGCCACATCTGGGGGCGTTGGCTGTTTTCGGTTATCTGACGGGTGCGCGCCTAAGCAGCCTGACCGACTTGCATTGGAAGACCATAGATTTCCAGAGGCGTGAAGCTGTCCTATGGAAGACGAAGAACGGCCATGACCACGTGGTGCATTTGCCGCCCCATCTGGTGGTGAGATTGGCGAACCTGACCACAGACAGGGGTGGAAAGGTGTTTGGCTACTCCAGCCGCCACAGCGTCAAGTCGGCCTGGAAGGCGTCCATCAAGAGGGCGGGGATAAAACCACTCACACCGCATGCATTGCGGCATGGCTTTGCCACCGGGCTTCTAAGGGCCGGTGTAGACCCCGTAACTGTGGCGTGGCTTGGTGGCTGGGAAAGCCCACAGATCGTTATCGACATCTACGGGCATGCGATGAAGGACAGAACAGTCACAAACCGGCTTACTGGCCCACTAGCGGCCCAAGGCCCTGACGCCGCCACAGAAATCCTAACAAAGACAGGTGCTTAG